AGCTCTCGATGTCGAGCAGGGACAGCACGCGGACGTTCTCGGCCAGGGACCGCTTCAGGTCCTCGACCAGCTTGCGGGTGAAGTCGATGTCCAGGGCGGGGGTGGGGCTGTTCAATTGAATTCTCCGTAACGTTAATGGTGAAGCTTGGGGCTGGTACGTGGGGAACTACGAGGACTTGCGAGCGGCCTGCCGCTGCACGGCCAGCAGCCGCTCAAGCTCGCGTTCAAGCTCTCGCTTGCGCTCGTCCCAGGCGGGGCCGGGCTCCAGGCCGGGGCGGGCCAGGGAGTCCTCGATCTGGCTGATGCGGCGCACGCGCATCTGCCGGGCCATCTCGATGCTGGACAGGCTGATGGTGGGCTTGGGGGTGGTGGTTTTCATTCCAGGGCTCCCACGATCTGCACGTCGGCCAGGACCACGCCCTTGGTCGGGCCCCACATGCCGGGCCGACCGTTCAGCGGCGGGGACACGACGCGGCCCTCGCGCACGGGCAAGGCCCGGCCCTCCCAGACGACGGTGTCCACCAGTACCCGGTAGACGCCTGCCGCGCGGTTCACGTCGAGGACCACGCCCTCGATGTAGCAGTTGTCGATGCCGGGGAAATCGTACGAGCGCACGCGAGCGCCGACGGCATAGTTCAGGGCGAGAGTCAAGAGGGTTCTCCTTAGGGGTGGTGGGTGGGGGAGGGGCCGTAGCCCCAGGGTGCAGTGTATCAATAGCCGCCGAATGCCTCGTCCTCGCGTTCGCGGCGCTCCCAGGCAAGGTCGTCCGCTGCGCCGTAGGCGACGTAGGCCGGGCTGCCGTAGATCGGGCGACCCTCGGGCCAGGACACAAACCCGACGGGCAGCTTGCCCTCGGCCATGCGGACGTTCAGGGCCGCAGCCATGGCCGTGGCATGGGCCTGCGGGTCCCGAGCCTGCACGGCCATCTCGCGCGTGTCGCCGTAGTCGTTCCAGGCTTGCACGAACCATGCGAGGCCGTAGATGTGGCCCTTCGGGTTGGTGATGTCGGCGTTCTCCGGGTTGGTGCCGATGACGGCGATGTACGAGGAGGCTTCGAAGGTCCAGGCGGGGGTGGGGGCTTGCATGTCAGTAGCTCCGGGTTTAAACGTTGGGGATGTGGTTGAGGTGGTGGCGTGCCTCCCACAGGCACTGCACGGCGTAGTCCTTGTTGGACTCGCGGAACATCGCGGCGCTGACGAGGCAACGCTTGGCGATCTGCCAGTGGGCGTTGCGCTGGGCAGCGGGCACCTTGCGGGCCCGGGCACGCAGGCCGGCGATGGTGACGGAGATGTTGTCGGCGGTGATGTGGTCGTTGGACATGGAAGGCTCCGGGGGTTGAGGGGTTCAGGCCAGGGAGAAGCTGTCGAGGCTGTCGTCGCGTTCGGCGGGGGCCGCGCGCTTGCCCGAGGTGGTGCGCTTGTCGGCGATGGCCCAGCCGCCGATCCCTTGCCCAACCCAGTTGCGGTTCGCCAGGGCGAAACGGATCAGGTTGTTGACGACGTGCGTCTCGTCGCAGTCGAACTGCTCGGCGAGCTTGGCGATGGTGGCCTCGGCCTTGCCATCGATGCGGAAGGTCTTGATCTTGTTGGCCTCGCGCCACGCGCGTTGGCGGGCAGCCGCGTCGGCGTGCTTGGCAGGACGGCCACGCTTGGCCTTGGGGGCCGCTGCGGCGGGCGTCGTCGTGTCGAGCAGTGCGGTGGTCATCTGGCGGGCTCCGTGGGTTGCTGGTCTGGTATCGATTGTATCCCCAGGCTCCATTCTGTCAATCCCCCTGAAACCTGGGGTTTCGTGCATTCCGCACGGAGCTCTCATAGAGAAGAACACATGGAACACATCCGAAGGCCGCCGGGGACACATCGCCTGGGGTTTGGTTCTCACTGAGCGGAACACATGGAACATATGGAACACCTATATATAGGGGGGAGAGAGAGAGTGTTAGTTTTTAGAGCGCCCGCGCGCGCGCACGCGAGGCGTCGGCCTGCGCACGCGAGCCCGCGTATAGGAAACGGACGTGTTTTGCGTGTTCTGTGTGTCCTGCCCTATGAAGGGGCATGTGTTCCGGGGCATGTGTCCCGGTCCCTGGAACACGTCGGCCCTGGCTTCGATGTCGGCCAGCGCCTACACTGCGGGCCCATGAAACGTTCGCCTGTCGAACAAGCCGTGGGCCTGGACAAACAATTTCCCGTTGTCGAGGTGAGCCCCAGCGTGCGCAACCTGAATCGCGCAGGGCGTCCCAAGGGGGCCACGAACAGGGTCACCCGCGAGTTCCGCGAGACGGTGCAGCGGCTGCTGGACGACAACCGGCAGAACGTGGCCCTGTGGCTGCGGCAGGTTGCCGAGGGCCGGCCCGCAGTCGTGCGCGACGGCGTGGTGATCCACCCCGCCACGCCTCCCGACCCCGAAGCGGCCCTGCTGCGCTTGGCCCAGCTTGCCGAGTTCGCCGCCCCGAAGCTGTCCCGCTCCGAGGTGTCTGGCGAGGGCGGGGGGCCCTTGACCGTCGTCATCCAACGCCTGGGGTAGGGCCATGACCGATCGAATTTCGTCACTGGTAATTGCAGACGCGGACATCGCTGCGGCCTATGCCGAGGTGATGGGCCAGCCCCCGAGCCCGAGCGAGCTTCACTACGCCTCGCTGGTGGTGCGCAAGGCGCTGGCCCATGCCAAGCCGCTGCAGCAGGCACCCGTGCCCGAGCGTGTAAACGGCGAGCCCGAGCAGCGGCGCTGGACGAAGCGCGAGCCCTGGCCCAGGCGTGCGCAGGCCGACATCGGGGGCCTGGGGGTCAGCGGCCTGGAGGAGAGCTTCAGGGACGGCCTGCGCGGGGGCATCGCGCCCTTCGTCCTCGGGGACCTGTCGGTGGCCTGGGCCATCGGCCAGGACGTGATGCTGCTGAAGCTGCGGCAGGCCACGGTGGAGGTGAGCGGCCTGGACGTGATGCGGGCCGAGGACCCTAAGGTGCTGGGCCACGACGTGGGCCGCAGGCTCGCAGCGATTGCACGCGCGGGCGAGGGGCACCTGGGCGATCCACTGCTCGATGCGAGCGCACCGTGACCGCGAACGGGCAACGCATCGTGAGCAGGGCCGAGAGGCGGGAGTGGCTGATGAGCATGAGCAAGCAACTGCTGCTGGAGCAGCACGAACTGGAGGCCGAGGTGGAGGCCATGCGCGAGGCGCTCGCGTGCGTGCGAGGTGGCAACGCGCGCGACGTGCTGGCACGCATCCTCGGGCGCATCGAGGCGCAGCTTGCGGACACGCTGGTCGAGCGCCGGCAGTGGGACGACATGCTGCACACGCTGGTCGAGCAGCAGCAGCGAGGCAAGGAGCCCGCGCCGTGAGCCCGATGCAGTGCGCCGACGACGACAGCCCGTGGCTGGTGTGCCGGCACTGTGCGGTAGAGGCCCGCTGCGACCGGACGACGGCCCTCGCGTGCGTGGGCGTGCGCCCGCGCGATCACCTGCGCGACGCCCACGGGCGCACGCGCACGCGTGGGAGCGTGCGCGTGCGCATGCGCCCCCGATCACGCGCACGCGAGGCAGCGCCATGAGCCCGCTCGTCGTTGCCCTGCTCACCATCGTGGCCGTCATCGGTGGTGCGTGCCTGATCGGCTGGCTGTCGGCCTGCGCGGGCGCAGGGCGCTGGCTGTCCTGGCGCGAGTGGTGGTGATGCCGTGCGGCTGCTGCTGCCTAACCAGTTCGAGCCTAGGGAGCCCCAGGCTGCCCTGATGCGCTACTTCGACCGTGGTGGCCTGCGCGCTGCGGCCTGCTGGCCCAGGCGCTACGGCAAGGACCTGACGATGGTCCACCAGACGGTGAAGATGATGTTCGAGCGGCCCGGCATGTACTTCCACATGCTGCCCAACCACAAGCAGGCCCGCAAGGTCCTGTGGGACGGCTTCGACAACACGGGCAAGAAGATCATCGACACGGCGATGCCGGCCTGCATACGCGAGGACACGAACAAGACGGAGATGAAGATCACGCTGAAGAACGGCGCGATCTGGCAGCTTGTAGGCTCGGACTACTACGACAGCTTGGTGGGCGCGAACCCGTTCGGCATCGTGATGTCCGAGGCTGCCTTGTCCGACCCGCGTGCGTGGTCGATCTTCCGCCCGATCCTGGCCGGCAACGGGGGCTGGGCGGGCTTCATCTCGACACCCCGGGGCTACAATCACTTCCACGACCTGATCAAGCTCGCCAAGGCGACGGCAAGCTGGTTCCACTCGCACCTGGGCGTCGAGCAGACCAAACACATCGCCCCCGAGGTGCTGGCCGACGAGCGCCGCGAGATGCCCGACGAGCTTTACCGGCAGGAGTACGACTGCGACTTCAGCGCCGCTGCGGTGGGCGCGATCTTCGGCAGGTACATCGAGCAGGCCGAGAAGCAGGGCCGCGTGTGCGAGCTTGATGCGAGCTTCGACAACGAGGTGTGGGTGACCAGCGACATCGGCTACCGCGACAAGGCAGCCTGGGTCTGGTGGCGCAGGATGCACGGCGGGTTCGAGGTGTTCCATTACGACGACGGCAGCGGCATGGATGCCGAGGAGTGGATCGAGCGCCTGCGCAAGCAGCCCAGGGCCGACGTGCTGGTGCTGCCGCACGACGCCAGGGCCAAGACCTTCCAGAGCAAGCGCAGCGCCGTCGAGACGTTCCTCTCGGACCCGCCCTGGCCCGGCTGTGAGGTGCGTGTAAACGAGCAGCGCAAGAAGGCCGACAGCATCAACGCGGGCCGGCTGATGCTGCGCCGCGTGCGCATC